GCTGAGAATCCTGATGGTCTATCAGTTACCGATGCTGTTGATTTTACATATCCACTCTCAAGTGCTTTGATTGACGAATTAATATCAGAAGAATCAGTGTAACCATATGGACCATATATTGGATTTCCATCATATGACCAACCAATTATTGGAGAGTGTGATGATGCAGACTCCAAAAACTCTGTTCTGATTACATTAGCATAACCAAGTGCAGCATATTCCAAACCTTGGTTATTATCTTTGTTTTCTAAGAGTATCTCATCACCAAATCTATTTTGAGAGTTTAATGTTAAGTCTCTTACATTTGCTTCTGCATAACCTCTAATTCCCCTAGAAACAGCAGACACTGTAGTATTAGAATCATATCCAATACCACCATTAATGACTACTACTTCCGTTACCTTTCCAGAAGATACTATTGCTCTCAATTTGGCACCAACACCAATTCCGTTTACTGTTAAGTCTGGTGGTGATGAATATTCACTTCCACCATTAGTTACAACTACGGAAGATACTTTTCCACCAGAAATTATAGGTTTAAGTTCAACATCTTTTCCATTTTTAATATTAACATCTGGTTTTTTATGGAAGTTTAAAATATCTGTTCCATATCCAGTTCCCTGTTCATATAAGTAGACATCAGTTATTTCGCCCGTAATCACAGGAGTTGCTGTTATGATACCAGTAACACCATCATACTCAGCATCGATGTTTATCTGAATATTTGGATAACTGAAAATATGATATCCAGAACCTACCGTAGTTAAATCGACGTAATCTTTTCTTGTGTAATCTGATGTTATAGTTCCACCAACACCAGCATTGACGAGTCTAAATGTATCAGAATCATTTCTAATGATGTAATATCTATTTGAGGTTGAGAGACCACTAATAGCAGAACCAGTTGTTTCATAAGTTACAATTTCACCATCAGAAAATCCATGATTACTAAAAGTAATCGTATTTTCTATGGTAGATACACCATCAGTCTTTACATATAACTTTCTATTTTGATATCCATGACCTTGATTTAAAACTTTTATGGATCTTAAAGTATTCTTTGCATTATAAGTTCTAAATTTATGAATACCTTGTTGACCAGATGATGTTGTAAAACCAACTGTATTAATACCACTATTGTAATCTGCTAAAGTTGGATACAGTCTAACCGATGTTGAACTAATAACTTCAGCATAATAAACTGAACCACTATTGAGTGTAAGACCTGTAATGGCATCACTACCACCAAATGTACCTACACCAATTGAAGTATTACCATTTCTATTATAAACAATTGGTTCACCATTAGAAAAATTGTGAGCAGTTGTGAACGTAAGAGTTTCGGAAGTTATGTTTACACCACCACCGGATGTAGATACTCTCGAATCAAATTCAACTTCACGATATCTACTTTCTAAAACGGGAGATAATATTGCACCATCTCCATTTCCACCAGTTAAAGTTACGGAATTGATTTTTTTAATATCAAAGTTTTGTGAGTCAACAATAACTTCTTGAAGTTGACCATTCAATACTGGTTGTACTAATGCTGTTGTACCGCTAGTTGGAGCAGATACAGTTACAGTTGGTGGATTTATAACGTCATACCCACTACCACCATTATATAATTGAATATTCTTTATCGGACCATAGTATACTTTGTCCTTAGATTTGTAACTTAATACTTCAACACCATTAACTAATAAACCAACAGCACCTGTATCAGTAGCAGTATCATTACCAATTTTGATATTACTCTTATTTGGGAATTTTTTGAGAATCTTTTGAGGACTAATCAATTCATCTTTTTGAGACGACAGTACAAAACTGTGTGATCCACTAGCATTTTCAAACGTAAACTCAACAAAGATATCAGATTCAATTAAAGAAACTGAACGGTATAACTTTATTTGATTGTCAGGTGTTAATACTTTTACATAATAAGTTCCTTCTGGAAGACCAGAAAGAGCAGTTCCACTACAACTGTAGTAAACTTCATCACCAGTTTTGAAAGGTACACTAGAACTGAAAGATATAATTGAATATTTTTCAGTAACGTTATTATATCCCTGTATAGTGGATGATGTAGCTGATGCTATAGATGATTTCTTTACTGTCGTTGTTATTTCATATGAAGGTAAAGAATTTGACGCAGCATAAAAATATTCATCTTTTTCATTGTAAATATTTTGAATATCACTTACCAATAAATTATTACCATATTTAAGTGATGTTCCAGAACTTATTGCTGTATTTAAGTTTCTTCTAATTGAGCAGTTTACAGTGGTTAAATCAATACTAGGAGACAAACTGCTTAAAGTTACATCATTTCCTACTATCGATGAAACAGTTGCATTCTGTGCGTAGACAGTCTCTGATGTCTCATCAAGTACATCTACACTATCACCCACTCTTAATGCAATGTCTCCATCCAGAGAGGATTTGAGAGTGAATAGAGTAGAGTCTACTTTTTCTACTTGGTATCGAGGGCTGGTATTATAAGTCCATGAATTTGCAAATACCTGCTTATAACTTCTTTCTGAATCTGGATTTGGTATTTTTTCACCTACATTTTTTACATATATTTTCTGATTTTCAGATGCTAATTTAATATCACTAATTTGATTAAATTTAGATAATACGCCAGTTATGCGTATATCAACTTTCTTTGTGATGTCACCATCCTCATATCCATAAAAAGTTTCATTAATCCTTATTTCATCTTTGATAGAAATAGCATCTGTAATACCAGTGCATCCTAAAAACTGATTGACAGTCTTAGAAGTATATGTAATGGTATTATCACCAGATATCAGAGTTCCAGCAGATGGAAATCCAATCGTAGAGTCAACTGTAATGACAGTATCACCAGGATTAACTGAGTTGATTGCAGTTACTTTTGGTTGAACAGCAAAAGTTCCTTCGATAGTATCTCTATCATCATAACCAACAAACAGTGAAAGTTTGAAGTAAGTTCTAACACCACCTCTGGTAAAAATTTCTACTTCAGAAACTGATGCTTGTGTTTCCGAATCTGAAGATTTTTTAATGGTTTGACCAACCAATTTGTTGGGATCACCAGATATCGCTTCAACAAAAACATCCTCCCTTCTCAGGAATCTTGATGAAGACGGTTTTATCAGATAATTCTCTAAGTCTATGACTTTTGGAGTTACTCCATAAAGAACTTTAAAGAGTATCTTGAAAGACTCTTCCGTACCTTTTGATTCGTATAAATTTCTAGCTTCCTTAATAAAATTATTTACATCAAGGTCAGATACAAAATCTACATCCTCAAGACCTGGGGTGAAACTATACTTGAGTTTTTTGTAGAATTCTCTTAAAAATTCTGTGCTGAGATTCTTTACTGCAGCACCAGAAGTATGCGTTGCTGCATCTGAAGTACTAAAAACAAGTTCTTCTGGATTTAAACTATTTTTATATGATGTTACCGCACTAAATCCCCTTACACAACCAGTGAAAGTGTTTGTAGTGATACCAGTATAAGTAAAAATTTCATTATCAATCTGAAAGAGTCCGTACTCAGCAGGAAATCCTTTAGTAGAATTGACAGAAATTGTAGTTACTTCTGCATCAATGTTTGCAGATAATGTAGTGCTACCACTAATTACTTCTGGTGTAAGGTTATCAAACTTTAGATATTGATCTAAATTGTTAGAAAGATCCGCAGCACCACCTTGATATTCCTGAGAAATATAATATTGCTTTAGGAAATCTATTGATTTAGGACTTTCAGAACGTAAAAATTCTGGTAATTGGTTCTCAATAATTTGCTGAACTTTTACCCTCGTTTCAAATCCAGTTTTTATCATCTTATACCCTCTTTAGTTCTCCGTTTAAGTAGCTAGAAGTTGTCTTATATCCGACTCCGGATATCTGTTCGCCAGAAGTGATAGTATCTCTTATCATATTTATCGTGCTATCTTCAACCGAAAGTGAGAGATAAAGATCTTTCAATCCAATAACATCATTTGATTGTGGATATGCTTGTATCTCAATAATATTGTTTGCTTTTGTTGTAGAAGTTATATTCAATGTATTGAGTGTAATTTCACCTTTTGTATAATCTACCGTACCTGCCGACTTAATTTCAACAACATACTTACCACCATCAGTAGATTCTCTGACTACAGAAATCACACCTTTACCACCAGTACCAGGAACATCAGTAAAATAAAAAGTTCCAGACCTACCTGCAAGTGTGAATCCCGTACTCTTAATATTAAAACCTTCTGGTTTGTAATAGAATGAATTACCGTAGCATAATTCATACTGAGCAGATTGATTAATCAGTGCTTTCAGATTTCTTCTAATAATAACTCTGGTAATATTTGAAGTGATTGCATTATCTACGTTATCAATTGTTTGACATAACTTACTATACTTAAATCTACCACCAAACTTGTTAATGTTTGCTGTTCCAAAAGTATTCAAAGTACTAGTAATCGATGTCTTCAAATCATTTGGAGTTGATGATTGTGCGGGGTTATAGTACACTGCAGAATCAACTTCAACATAAAGAACCTTAAGATCAATAATTTGTTGGTTAATACCAGACAATGCGTAATTTTTTAGTTTTGTAAGGATTGTTTCCTTATCAAAATCTGAGACATAATCACCATTTTTTGGTTTGATACTGATAATTACGTTTCCATACTGCGGTGGATCTAACTCTTCACCACCAACTACAGATACTGATTCAGTATTTGGATATATTGACTGTACAATCGCTTCATAATCGCGTGCTGTTACCGCTCTATACTGTGATGAATACAGACGAGGAGCATAATACTTGATAGATTCAACACTTTCGATGTCTCCACCGTTTGATGAAGAGGTATTTGTCGTTAATGTAACTGATGTTGGAGATACAACTTCGTTTAAAGACCCAAGAAAACGTCCAGAGAAAGCAAAACTGGAAGCACCATTACCCTCAATACCGTCAGTAACGATATATGTGACTGTAATTACTGCTCCATTCTGCAATTTCTTACCAAAATATCCATCACCAAACAATAATTCGTATTTTTCGTCCTGAACTTCTTGAATTAAGTATATTTCTGAGGTAGAATCAATGTTTAAAATGTTATCAACACGAGAATATTCCTTTTCATCTACTTTTACAACAATTGTAGCAGTATCAATAAAGGAATTATTCAAAATAAATCTCTGATCGAGAGATCCATCAACTACAAAACTGTTTTTTAGCAGTGTTCCTTGATAAACATCAATACCTGAGAATGTTGCTGAGTTTGATTCTACAGTTGTTGTGATGTTTTCTGGAATTGAGAAGATATAATTGCTATTTTCAACTGATCCTACGCACACTAGACCCTTTTCTAAGGTCACTGTAGGACTACTTGTGGTTGTTTGTACGCTCAACGTTACATTTGCCTTAGAGGCGCTTCTAGAGCGAGGTACATAACCGATATTTCTTGCTAAAGATACCACATTTTCTCTTAATGTTGCAGAATCCAAGAAGGATTCATTGACAACCATGTTAGAGTTGAATGCTGTAATGTAAGTATTGTATGCAAGAGTATCAATAAGGACAGAAAAATTAGATCCCTCAAAGTCAAAGTCCGAAAAATTGGAATTTGCCCTAAGGTAATCCTTAATTTGTTCTCTTATCTGGTCAAAATCTAGGTTAGTAAACTTTGTAAAAGGCATATTACCTGGTTGCCTCTAGTATAAATGTAAATTCTTGAGTAGGAAAGTCCTGACCGATAATATCAAAGATAACAGTACACTCAAAAGTGTTATTGTCGGGGTCTGGATTGACCTGAACCTCAACATTTGACACTCTTGGCTCAAAATTTTCAATCGTTGTTAAAATTTGATCCTGAATTACGTCTGCTGTACCATAATCAACGAAGTCAAACAGACTAGAACGTACATCAGACCCTAAAAGAGGTTGAAAAAACCTCTCAGTAGGGATGGTTTCAACTAAATTTCTTACAGAACGACGAATTGCATTCTCATTTTTGAGAATTGGAAGGTCTTTTGTCACCGGATGGGGTTCAAAAGACAAACTAATGTCCTTAAATGCTCTTGATATCCGTGTGACTACCATTGGTCAGAAAGTTTTCTTAGCTTTATTTATGCTTACCGCCATGGATTACCATAGTTTGGCTCTGTTCCATACTCCCAATCATCATAATCTTGATCATTACGAATCTTTTCATGTAGTTCAGACTGTTTTTTAAGGTCATGACGAGGTGCTGTATCATTCATTACCTCTGTCAATACCCTTTTTGAAGGTAAATTTGACATTGAACCATAATCTGACACGAGTTTTGTGGTCCCCCACATCTCTCTCATGTACTCTGTGTTCCTATCGACAGGTGATTGTCCCATTTTAGCTCCTGATTCATACAAATCAGAACTTTTAGAGGGGTTGCTATCCCTTACTCCTATTTATTTTCATAAAAAAAAGAGGGGGAACACCCCCTCCTGATATTAACCTTTACCTTGACCGCGATACTTCTTCTTCGCTTTATTACGAGAAGACGCAGCGATCTTCGTATTCACACTACAACCTTGTCGAGTTTTCTTCGGTGCACCTTCCACATAACCACCACCCTTACGTATAGCCATAATTAATACTCCTTTGTAATCTTAGTTTTAAGTTCTTGTGGTCTTGGAAAACCTGTCTGATAAAACTCTATCGACAGGTCCTCCATCATATCAAAGTATTCCTCCTCCGTCAAGTTCTTATATAAAATCTTGTTGTTATGGAGAATTGTATACCTTTCTGTCATCCTATCAAATAACCCTTGACTTTTCGTGACCAACTCTAATACGAGGATCGCACCAAATCTCAAATCCTGCTTCCTTTGCATCTAGACAGAAACTTACATCCTCTCCACACATATCCTGAACCTCACCAGATTCAAAGATTTGCATCTTTGGTGCAAACCATGGATACTTCATCTCACTATGCTCAAATACACCGTGCTTAATCAATAACCACCCAAATCCTGCATAGTCAACAGTAAATGGCTTCTTACGTCGTGACATCGTATCCAATGTCTCATGATTCATTACTCCACCATTGTTTCGGAAATCATCCTCCTCCATCCAGTGGGCAACACTAGTAGTACGACCGTCCTCTGTACAATACCATCCACTCGCAATGTCCTGGTCCATCAAAACTAACTGAAGAAATTTCTCAGTATTGAACACAATATCACTATCAATCCATAACTGATAATCATACTGTAACTTCCCGTCCCAGGGAATCTGATCTGGTCCTCGCAGTACATTCGCTCCTAAACATTTGCATCTTGCAAAATTTACCATCGATGAATAATCTTGCGAGATCTGAATGCTACCTCCCATTTGTACAATGTCAAAACACAATTGTACGAAATTTTTGAGATATACATACGATACTCCCCTCCCAGGTAGACAGAAGACAATTGACTTCCCTCTGACCATAGAACGAGCTAAATCGTAGTCAAACTCCACATCTTCGCGCTTCTGTGGAGTCGGTGCCTTTGCTTTTACAGTAAATCCTTTAGCCATAATAGAGTGTAATTACATCATTGATCATACAGTATTATCTATGTAACGTCAATCTCCCTTGACTTCCGTTATCACAATACAATCTCCCTCAACTTCCATATTCACTACAGTACCCTCATACCAACCAAACTCACTCACCACCCACTCAGGTAATGTTATATAATACTCCCCACTAATAGGATCGACCTCCACAGTCCTAAAATTTTCCTCCGGATTTTTTTGCATCTCTCTGTTTTCGTTCATTGATTTTATATATGATCTTTAAGAATTTAGAGGTCGATCGTAACACTTTGTAGACTAAGGGGACCCATGGGTTTTATATACGGGGGGGCCTAACGCGCCGCGTAACAAACATTAATAATATAAAACAACTGCGAAATCACGAACACATAAGGTATACAAAGGGGGTGCTAATCACCCCCCGTATAAGTGTCAATCAAGCAAGCAGAAGATCAGTGGAAAGAGTACCCAATTTCATAGAGTTGCGGAACTCAGTGATAAAGAACTCAGTGCCATTGTATAAACGAATGAACCACTGATAGTTCTTTTGAAATACACCTTCACCAGCGATTGCGTGTTCTGAAAGAATAGCATTCAGACGGGATTTGGTAGTGTTTGATTGATAACCACCATCCCAAAGACGAACACCGAAATCACCAACCTCTGCAATCTTGTTACCGTGGAGGTATACAGTAGAAGTCTCAGTTTCAGAGTCAAAAGTAACAGCGGTGTTGGCAGATTGCCAGTTGATACCGTTAGAGATAGCGGCGTTCATTTGCTGTTCGATTTTGCGCATGATGCTTGGGTTGTTTGGTATGAGAGAATTCTAAGGGATGGAGGGGGTCGGGTGTGACCCCCTGTTGCATTCCTTAACGTACTTGGGTGACGAAGTTGGTGCCGCTGCTGCGGTTAGTACGGCAGCGGTTCCCCTTGGTTTGGGTCATAACCAAGTCTGCCTTACGGGGTGCCTTTGCAGGGAGGCGGGTGACCTTGAATTTGCCAGCAGCGATAGCAGCGTTGAGTTCAGCAGCGGTCATGGGAGCGGTGGTCATGGGTCGGATGTCTTTGACTCTTATAAGATACAGGAGAATGGGGGTCAGGTCAATACCCCCGGACCAGTGCGTCAGGTGTCACAGGTCCGCCAGCATTTCATCCAGGGCAGTGGTATCAATGGTCCCATCCATCCAGCGGGCACCGTCAGGGGTCATCTGACCAAACTCAGACTCCAGACGGGGGATGAGTCGATCATAGGAGTCGTAACGCTGGGCGACGCTGTACAGAGCGAAATCGTTCTGCAACCACAGGGCGACGTTCCAGGTTGCCCAGTTTGCCCAACCGTTGTAGGTTTCGGTTTCGGTGATCATGGAGGTGAGTGCTTGCATTGGTCGTTTGTGGTTGATGTGTTTAGTATAAGGGGTCAGCGGGTCCTTTGTGGGCAGGGAGTGGACAGTTCAGCGAGCGTCCACATCATCCTGGGTGACCCCTCCGTTCCACCCGTTGTCCTGCATCTCCCACATCAGATCGTAGTCTTGAGGGCAGGCATCCTCACGGGTGAGCATCTCAGACAGCAGGCGGTCCTGCTGCTCATAATCACCAGACACCTGGCAATCACACCAGAGGGACTCGAGTTCGGAGAAGGAGAGGGACTGCATCGGTCGTTTGCTGTTGAGAGTATTCTACAGGGTCAGGCGACTCAATCGC